GGAGGTTTCGAAGCGAATTGTAGTCTCGACAGATGCGTGCCTATCTACTCGCACTCGGAGGCCGAGATTATTAACCTCAGCCCCAGAATTAGACGGTACGGCACTTGAAGAATACATTTTCCCTTTCAACGTGACGGCTGGCGCTCCATCCGGGATGCCAGTCGGCGTAGAAGAGAAGGGATCCGATAATGCCGCATGGTAGCGCGCCAAAGGTATCGCCCCAGCCGGGATTGGCTGAGTCGACCTAGGCAGCTTGGCTTGTCTGTTGGCTTGTCCAGTTCTCGCTCTAGATTTTGCCATCCTATAGGATTATACTGCGGGCTCAGCCCAGGAGATCGTCGAAGTAAGAGCTCAAGTCGACGTTTATGTCGTGCTTGGTCTCTGACTCTATCAGGTCCTCCAATTCCAGCTGAATGGAGACTGGTACCCCCATAACATGCTCGAATGCTTGCCTCTCCAACATTGTCGGAGACCGGAATGGCAAGTTGTTTCTGGAAAACTGATTGTGTTCCTCGTCCTGGTTTCGCAAGATTTTACCACGCCCAACCCATGAAGCGTGGTGCCGTAACACCTCGGCTAGTTTCCATCCAATGGGCACAGCTGTGTACCTATCCAGCAACGCATCCACACGCGCGCGAAGACGTGCTTTTGCCGTCACTCTCTGATGCACATCTTTGCCCAACACAACAGTGGCTTTGAGTCTCATCCTGCCAAGACTCGGGAAATACAACCATCGGCCCGCGTAATAACCCACGTTGCCACCGACAAACGGATGGCCACACTCGTCAAACCAACCTTCCCCCTCAACCTTAAGACACTTGCGTAAATCGCTTGCTGCGTTAGGTAGGAAGTAGTCCTTGAAGTGTGGTTGTATCCGATGCCATGCAGCACTCGTGATGCACATCACGCAATCATCCCCCTCCGCCACAACGCACCATTCCTCGCTTGCTAGTCCACACACCTTTGAAAGGTACCAGCAGTTGAGTCTTGTCGTGTTGTAATTCATTGCGCTTGTGAAGTCTGACCCACTCAGCAAAGAGGTGGTTCTCGTCCACATGTGCAATGTTTTGCAACGCGAGATAAAGCCTTCTCTATCCAGCATCTGCGCCATGTAAGGTGTCAAGAGCCCAAAAGACCCAAGAACACCTTTGTAGGCGTTGAAATCATGTCGAACAGTGTTAGCGTCTCGTGCGGTGTCGTCAAGGGCAACAACGTAAAAGTCACCCAGAAGGTCGTGAACCTCCTCAAGTGGCTTGTATCGTTCAGCCGATTTCAGACCTTTGATTGAAAGGTTCTTCTCGATAAATATCTCGAAGCCTTTCCCAGAGCGTCTCCCTTGCACTACGTCCTCAGTGCTCACATTTGCTATGAGTCGCGGAGGCTTAGGCAGCCCCGTACTGCTGCTAATGCCCAAGTACTCAAATTTCACAAAGTGATTGAGGTGCCACGTATGCACCAAACTCCTCTCACACCCATGCTCGTCACACGCAATGAAGTTCTCCTGATAAAGTAAGAACTTCTTGTGCGAACGTTGTTGGGCGGCATCAAGAACCTCTGCCTCTGTGAACAGACGGATTTCTGGCGTCCATTCACTAGGCTTCGCGCCAATACCAACAAGATTGGCCTCGACGAACTCTTCTATCACCGAGTCAGTCAAGCCGACGCCGGGGACCTGGTCCGCCAAATTCTTGTTGATAGCTGCGTATAGATTCCGAGCAAGATCTGTGTTGTATACCTGTCCAGTACTGAGGATGGGGCCTGCGTGGAAACCATACAGCTTCCTTACAAACTCATCATCAGCCTGGCCTTCCACCCGCAAATGACTAGGTTCCTCTAACTCTCCCTCGTAGGCTGCGCCATAAATTGGCTTGTATCTCCCCAAAACCAGATCGCCCGCGTAATCTGGTCTGGGAAGGAGTCAGTTCCGTCCCGCAAGGAAGCGGATTCCTGACCCCAAACCAATGACCATAGGAGCAACAGCGGCAACAGCTGGTGCTCCGAATGGTCGAGTTACTGCCACTCCGACACTGGCAGCAACACCCATGGTTGTAGGCAGCAATACTTGGGGTCTGGTTAACTCGCGCAGCGGTTGGTCAACACGTCTGCGCTTCCTGAACATTCTGTCCAGCAATCGTCCCCAGAACCCAGGTCCATCGTACTCGTAAGTCGCGTCTCGTGTCCGTGCGTCATGAGCAAGACGATCCGCACGTCGATCGAGCGTAATCGTCTCAGTCACAGCTCTGGACGTCTCCACGACTCTGTCCAACAGAACCTGGGCATACAGCATCCCGTCGATAGGGTCTTGACATAAAGTGCCAATGGCCCTTGCGAAATGGTTTGCTGCATGAGTCGCCTTATGGTCAATCTGCTTAGCGACAATCTGTCTGATGTCCTCACCATGGTGTTCGTCACTGATGAGTTGCTCATACGTCAAGCCGGAAGGCAGAAGAGGTTTGGATTCTTTGGTCGGTTGTCCTAGAGGCTTGAGCGAGCACGAAATTGGTTCGTACAGCGTGGCACGGTATGCACCACACCTTACCAACTCGCGACCCTCGCCCAAATTAATGGTAGAGGGAAGAGCGTGTAAGTACGCCGCTTGCATGTCATCCCCTTCCCAGGCATGCCAATACTGGTCGTTGCCTGCTGGTCGGAGAATGACCTCGCCGAAAGCCTCTTCGGAGGTATTATAGTGCCAACCTACCACTAGCACTTTGTAGCCCAAACTTCTGAGAGCGTCTATCTCAGTCTTACCACCGTAGTAATGGGCGTCCTTAATGAGGACAAGGCCATCACTGGGCTTATGAGAACACTGAGACCAGTGAAAACAGTTGCAGAAACCAGGAGGAGCGGGTAGTTCGCTGTATCGTAAGGCGTATGCACTCTCGCGTGCGACTTGGCCAGAGGCTGCCACATGACGGCCCTTACGAGGATCAGCGTACAACTCGAACGCATCCTTGCATTCCGGATGGTCTGCAAGGACGCGCATCACAAGCGTCCGTATTAAACAGGCCCGAGGATGGGGTGGACCATCCCTGTTCCTTACGTTCGCATGGACTCGCAACTGGTATTCTGCATCAGCTACACAGGATGCAAACAGCTCATCACCGACAATAGGATGCGAGGGTTTGCAATAAACGTTCAAGATTTTCCGCTTGTTGTTAACTTCGAAAAATCTGCGAACTCGCGCAGAAGCTGCGCTACTTCCACCTGACCGGGTGGAGGCGCCATCATCGATTTCCGACATTTCCTAAAAGAAAGCACAGTCTAGACAACCGTAGGGAATGATGACGCTGAACGGGAC